GCTTCACGGCCATCGTAATTAAAGTTAATCGTGGCGCTTTCAAATGCATTCAACGTATAGCCGCTAAAGGCAATCGTTCCGACATCAACGCCAGATGAAAGAGGTGTGCGCTCAGTCTGATCTGTATATGTTGAGCTTCCGATTGCACTGGTTGATGTATCTGATGAACCCATGCCGATCAGATCAAATGCAAAAGTAATATCTGCGTTTGATGTTAGCGTGATTGATCCACCAGTTGCCTCAACGCCTTGATAGCGCATCATCGTATTTGTGCCGCCTTCACCCGCTGCTATTGCATTTTCAACCGTCAATGATTGCGTGGTTTTAGCGTTCTTTAAAACGTTACTTGACCAAGTGCCTTGGAACAGGCTTTCAAAGAAATCATCATAAGCGCCATAAACCAATGTGCCAGACATATTTCCCGTAACGTCAATCCCACCGATTGCGGTTTGTACCGCTTCGCCTTTAGCTGCTAATGATCGATGCTCAATCATATTAGGTGCAGCAGTCATATTAATTGGAACGTCACTGTTAGTGAACGCTGGGCTTGATGGTGTAGTTCCAGCCGTAGCTTCAGCCACAAAAGCTGATCGGAGCTGATTTGATGCAATGCCAGTCATGTTGTGGCCTCCTATTTATACTCGTAGCGCACGAATGGTGCGACAAAAGTTGCAATGTTAAAAGGTATATCAGAAACTTCGCCAGAAATATATGGGTGCTGTTGCTCTGGTGAAAATCTGATGAACTCGTTGGTAGTCGCTACTGCACCCGCATCTGTTATTCGTTTATCAAAGAAAATGCCATCTAAAGTTTCAGCATATCCGCGCCAAGTCTGCGTTCCTTTGCCGCTTTCGGTAAAGATCTGAATGCTTACCAATCCAATGTGATCGATCCGATTGGCCGCAGCGCCAATAGATCCCTGCAAAACCTGACCGTTCTGAATTGTTACACGAATGCTGTTGGCTGTGGGTTCAAATTCATGCCCATCAAATCCAATAGGCGTTGCGCCCGACCATTGCGTGTTTAAATAAGTTTCGATTGCGCGGCGCTCTGTTGCATAGCTCATATCAGAACATTCCTATATTTGCGCTGCATTTCAGCGACCGTCAAAGCCACCATTCCATTTGGGGCTTGCTTAGACCAACCATTTTCCAGACGGTTTGCATAAGGCAAATTATTCTGAATTATTATTCTGCTATCAGTATCCATCTTGAACGTATCAATAACGCCTGATCCTTTAGTGATTGTTTGGCCGCCATTTTTATCAGTCACTTCGCTTGATTTTGCGTTGGGAGCGTTTTTGGAAACTATCCAATTTCCACGAAAGCGACCCGTATCAACAGGGGATTTTCTCACAACCCCGCGTAAGCTATCCAACGCAATTAATGCAATCGCATCCTCAATCTTTTCTTCTGTATCAGCTATTTCTTTATTTAGCTGCAAGGTGAATTGCTTGGCGGTCATTTTTCTAGCACCACCGCATACTGTAGCGAAACAGAGCCAACAATGGATTGCGCCCGCTTTACTTCATAATTAACGCTGTTGACCGTTAGCTTATAACCTTCTTTCACAACCGCAGAAAAACCCTCTAGCAATACAAGCTGATCCTGTGGGCCAATAACTGTATCAGGGAAAATATCATTTGCAGGTATCTCTGTATCAAACAAAGCCCTGCCGCTAATTGTGCTTGTGGTTACTGGATAAGCGCCGGTGCTTGGATTGTAAGTGCCATTTGTATCATAGCTTATTGTGGCATCATCAATGGCATCTGTGATGGCTAAAGCCACCGCATCAAATGCTGCATCAGCAATGGCCGTGATCGTTGTCATGCTCGCACCATTTTAATCTGTGAGCCACCGAAAACAGTATATCTTGAAACCAGTCCTTCAATCGCCACGAAACGCGGTATTTCTCTGAAGTTTGTATATTCGGTTTCTGTTTCAACTGGCCCAGCCTTGCTTTTAGTACGCACCACAGCGCCGCCTGATACGCTTGCAAAAGGCGTAGCGCCTTCGTGTATCAAATAGGCCATTTCAGCCTGTGCGTCCTTTATATCTTGCGGGATGGTATCAGGATCAATCGGCCAGCCTTCAACCAGATGCATAGTCAATCTAGGCCATGCCATCGCTTGATATTGATATTGCTTATCACCGACAAAATTATAAGTCTGATTTATCCATTGAGCCGCTTGCACAAGATTAGCTTCATGGGCTGCATCGTGACCATGCTGCGAAACATCAATATTACGCTCTGACCAGTATGCTTGCCACTCAGCCAAAGTGATATAGCTATTTGTGCTGGTTCCACCGATTGTTGTATCTAAAGCCATTCAATCACCATTTAACCTTTGCGGCCCAATATGCTGCGCTCATGCGCCCTTTTGCAATATTCTTTTGATGACGCGCTAAGAACGATTTACGCCTTGCTTTCTGCGCCATTGTCCTTGGGTTTTTGCCCGCGCCCTTTACGCCCTGCTGCCCGAAGCGAATTGTTTTAACCTTGTCTCCAACCTTCGCCAGAACAACGTGGGATTTTTTAGGATGACTAGGCGTTTTCTTTGGCTTGTTAAAACCAGCAACCCCCAATCTTTTTATGCGCGGATCACGTTTTCTCATCTTAGTCTCCGCAATGCCCTGCGCTCTGATTTCGTATATCTGGCGCTTTGCTTGCCAGACTTCGTAGCTTTATTCTTTGCTCTAGAACCAGCCGCTTTCTGTGCTGGTGTTAAGCTATCTCTTACGGCTTTGGGCAAATATCGGCTTTTGCCTTTCTTGCCGGTGTAGCCCCATTTTTGGCGCGTCCATTTTTTTAATGATTGCTGGTTCTTTTTAAGGGCCATTATCTATAACCCCCGCCAGCAGCTTTATATCGCCTTGCCAGCATTTGCGCTTTTCTTGCACTCCATTGACCAGCACGACCACCTTTTGATCCACTCTTAATAGCATAAAACAACCGCTTTCTCATCTTTGGCTTTGTATAATTGCCAGCAGAGTTGACCGTTGATTTGCGTTTTCTTGAGCGTCTAGCAGCCATTTACTTTTTCTTCTTCTTGGCCTTTTTCTTCTTAACGACCAGACCTTTTTTCTTCAAATAAGGGCGCGGCATATTAATCTCCTATAGTGAGAAAGGGGGCCGAAGCCCCCGATCTATTAGCCCATGACTGTGGCGATTGCCTTGCTGTTCCAAGCTTTATAGCCGTAAACAACACCCACTTGGATCATTGCTTTGCTGAAGCCTTTGTAAACAGACACTTCAAAGACCAAACCAGAAGTCGGATCTTGAACAATCATCACATCAACTGCTGCATCACCACCGATTGGCTTTGCTGGTGCCCGCATTGCAAGCTCCATGCCTTTCTGGTGCATCATCACGTTTGCAGTGAATGAGTTGCCAATGGTCATCGCATTGTTGTTTGGCGCAGCAATCAAAAGACCAGGATCGCCAATAACAATATCACCAGAAGTTGCAACCAAGCCAGTGTTCACAACATATTTGTTTGTTGTGTCAGCAGCAAAAGTAACAACGTCACCCGCGACAATACCAGTTGTATTAACTGTGATCGTATCAAGCGTTAGTGTGGTTTGACCTACAGCTTCACCTGATCCGTTATTAATCAAAGCACCTGTTGCGCCGCCTTTAGTATGCGATTGAACCTGTGCGCTTTCCTTGATCATAACGCCCTGCAAATCAAGCAATGTGCCTTGACGCAATAAAGTGTCATTGCCAGCTTGGTTTACTGATGAAAGTGATGCCAAGTTGCGAAGCTTTGTTGACGCGGCGGTATTCATAACGAGTGAAATACGGCCATCATTCATTGGCATTCCGTTATCTGCCAAAACTTGACGGGCTTCTGCAACCAGATCAAAGTTTGAAGCAAATGGCGTTGTGCCAGCAGTACCAACAGCGCGTGAAGCGTTTGTATATGCTTCTGTCGCTAGGTCAGCTTCCATTTCGTTGACAAGTGTACGCATCGCTTGTGCGATTTGATCACCATAAACTGTTTCGTAACCAGCGCCACCATTAAGCAAGCGTACATCTTCGCCTGTGTATGGGATCTGAACGCCACGCTGCTTTGACATAGTCAGCGTTTTGTTATCAACAGTTTGATCTGTTCCTTCTGGGATTGTCATAGAAGGCGTAATATCAACGGCTGATGCTTCGCGTGTTGCGAATGAGCGCACAGTTTGACCAACAGCAGCAGTTTCAGAACCATCTGCGTTAATTGTTGATGCTGGGATAAAGCCGACTAACTCGCGGCCAACAACGTCAGCGGCCACATAAATGTCTGCCGCCAAATCAGTAAGAACGTTTGCCATTCTTTTTCTCCTTGGTTAGCGGTTAGTCTCTGACCTTGCCGCCGTCTTTTACAAATGTAGCTCTATCGCGCTGGGTCATTGTATCCCATTGAGAACGAGTTACGGTTTTAGATTGGGGGTTCCCTTGCTGGGACGCTGGTGGTTTTCCTCCACCTGATAAGCCGTTATCCCTTACGAATAATTGACCCATCTTTGACGCTGCTAGTTCTTTTGCCAAATCTGCCACGGTTGCGTAGCCATCAGCCCCCGAACCAGCGAGGGGTTTAGTTCCATCTGCGTTCATTATACGCGAATTTCCAGTTTCGTCAAAGGCTATACGTTGTTGAGCCATCAAAGTGATAGGATCTAAGCCTTCTGGAATAATATTTTCGCCAGCCAAAGCAGATTTTAATTCAGCCATTGCGTTCTTTTGCTGATAGGTTTGCAGTCTTTGCTGGCTTTCAGATAGCTTGCTTTCATATTGCTGTTTAATCTGATTTACGATTTCTTCGTTATTAGCATCTGCCGGTTTATTATTGAGCATTTCCCGCACAGCATCAGGGCTTTCACCAAGCTCTTTCCACTTCTCAACGGTCTTTCTGCGCCGCATCGCTTCCTCGTTAGAGTCCACCAGCTTCTGATTGGTTTCCTTTAGCTGCGATTTAAGCTCATTAATTAATTGATCACGGTCATCAGCCGCTTCTGTTTGATCTACTGCTTCAGCTTCATTTGCCATTTTACTTCCCCATCGGTTTTAAAGGCCAGCTTTGGCCCACGCTGCGCTTTCGCGCTCTCTGAGTTGATCTAGCGTTAGCTCGTTACCTTTTCTATCAACGAAACGATCCATTGCTAAATCACCCCTTCTGAAAAGCTGGGCTTTTTTAATACCCAACACTTCATTCTGGAATGAAACCGGCTGCTTTCGTAGCCATGCCCCATAATTTAATTCTGATGAAACCTGTCCATTCATCGATGCTCTTGTTGATTTAACAGGCACCTCATCCGCTTTAATACCTAATTCACGCAAAGATTTAAGAACAGGAATAGTTGTCGATCTACAAGCTGGATGTGCTGGCGGTCTTGGCCCGCTGTCAGTTGGATAAACCTTACCATCCCTTGCTCTACATATTGCAGACGTTCTGCTGTCCAGCGTAGCCACCCATTCAACAGATTTAATTAATTTACGATTGCGCCTATAAACCTGATTTCTTGCAACGTTAGCGGTATGCGATAAAGCAGTTCTGGCCGTGGTTTCTGCCGCCCTGCGAGAAATACTTAATATTCCTGATGTGGTTTTTGTGCCGCGAATAGCTTGAACTATTTGCTGCGTGGTATCGCCATCAACGTAACCCTGCCTAATTGCTTCGCGCAGTCTGCGAAACTGACCGTCAGGTAAGCCCTTATACCAATCCTTTAATTGCAAGCCTTGAAACGGTCTGGCTGTTACGGACGCAATAATCTGCTCATCGGAAGGCGCAACAAAATCTAAATCTATCGGAACTGTTTTGCTAAACATATCCATTTGCCAGCGCTTTTCGTAACCAGCCAGTTGCTTTACCTGATCATTTAATAAATCAATAACCGGCTCATAACCTTGGTTAATCTTGCGCTTGAGGTTTGCTAATAGCTGATCAACTTGCCGCCTTGTTAAAGATTGCAAATCACGCTTTGCCACCTGTTGAACAATGTCAGACTCAACGCCCTTCAGCAAAGCTAATATCTTATTGACTACACCTGATTTGTAACGCTGCAAATAAACTTGATGTCTAATCGTAGCGTCTGCGAAATCATCCGATATTGCCATCAGGCTCGTCCATAGGCTGATCGGCTATCATTTCGGCTTCGTCTTGCGGTTCTACTTCTTCAGACAAGATGCCGCGCCGTTTAGCTTCATTGATATAAGTAACCTTTGAAATAACGCCAGCAAGATACATTTTGCTCAAAGCATCCATATCCAAATGTGATAGCGCACTTGCCGCAAAGTCTTTATTTACGATTACGGTTATATCGGTGGAAATATTAGCAAGCTCTGCCATGTATGCATAAGCAGCTTCAAGCGTGTCTTTAAGGTTATCAGCCCACATTCCCAAGCGGCTATTAACCTTGTTTTCATCAATCATATCGCCTGTGGCCGTAGATGTGCCCGTTCGTGATACAATTAACTGCAAGCCCATTGCTTGCATCTGAAACTCCATATCCTTTAGTTCAGTGCGCCCTGCATCGATGGCCGCGCCAGAATGTTCAACAACGCCGATCTTAGCGTTTTCATTGGCTGAATAAAAAGCATATCCAACGCCTTCAGCGAAGTCCTCTAAATCTTCCCTGCTATAGCCGTGAAAGTATTTCATCGGGGCACGGGCATGATGCATGATATTGGCCTGATCGGATTGCGACCGCCAATGCGCTAAATTAATTTCTGCCAACCGCGAATGTGGTGGCTCTGCCATCAGGAAGCTGGTTCTTCCAATATCCAATGGAGCAAGCATGATTTTATTAAGCGCCGTTTGATATTCGTCATAAAGCACCCAATCATCGCGTTCATTTTGCCGATATAAACGCACAAACATATTTCCAACGATCTGATCGTTTTCAACAGGCATGGTCAAAACACGGATCTGCTGCACCTCATCGGGATCATATTCATCGCCGTTTTCTTGCGTAATCTTTTCACCAATCCGGATCTGCGTAATAGTTGGAGCGTTATTGATTAGCTGCCATTTATATCCATAAACTTCTTCGAGCTTGATATGCTGGAAATACGGACGAAAGTTTCCTTGATCGGCTTGTATTCTAGTCAAATCTGCTGGCCGTGGCGGCGCATCAACCAATATAAATGATATGCCAGATCGTTGGGCATCGTTAAAAACATCATGTGCGAATTGAGATAAATCCCGACCTTCCAAGTCTACATTGAAAGACCACACATCAAGATCGGTTCCAGTTTCTTGTAAGAATACCGGCTGATCAAATACTTTGCCGGTCAGATCTTCAATCGTTTTACCAACGCCATCAAATAACCATGTGCCAGCTTTTCTGGCCTCATAATCGTCATCGGTTTCTTGCGGGAATTTGGGTAAATATTTTTGACCCATATCACGCATATGCTGACCACCTTCAACCAAATCGCGCACAGGCGCAGATTGATCTAGCATATATTGGATTTCGTTACTGACTTTTGCGACTGAATTACTCATATTCTGATCACCATTCTTCCAGAGGCTTGAACCTTAATCAAAGGCGCGATTGCGTAACGTATTGCATCAGGCGCATGGTTATTTGCATCAATAACGTCTGGCAATATATCACCCGATAATTTATCGACCTTGTGACTATAAAGCCTAAAGTCATCGATGGCACCTTTGCAATTTGGCGCTATTATGACAGATTTGAAGCCGCGAATAAACCTTATTCCTTCTTGGATGCTGTTAGGCCACTTTTTAACGCCTTCCATGCGCGGGAAACCATGCCTTTGCAGGTATGATATAGTCTTTGGCTCTGCGCTATCAGCGCGGCAAGTATAGCGGTCAAATTCCGGTATATGCTTGCAAATAAAGTTGTGCGTATCATCTATTTCGATCCCAACCCCGTAAGCTTCTTTTTCT